GTCCGGACCGCCTCGTGCAGCTCGGCGTCGGTCATCGCGTCGGCCTCGGCCGCGATCGCCTCGACGGTGTCGGCGTAGCGCTGGGCCACCTCGAACGCGCGAGTCAGTGTGCGGGCGACCGACTGGCAGCGCGTCGAGCTCACGAGCCAGCCGCTGCCGCACCGCTCGACGATCGACCCCAGGTTCGGCTTGCCGACGCAGTAGAAGCCGGGTCGAAGCTCGCTCAGGCGCTCGACGCCCGCCCTTTTTGCGATGTTCTTCACGCGGGTGCTGATCACGGTGGGTCTCCTGTGGGGCGTGGACGGTGGGTGAGTGCACCCCGCTCGGTCGCGGACCGGCGGCGCCCAAGGCGCGGCGGGGGCGGACGATCAGTAGAGGTTGGTCATCTCTCGGTGCGTCACCAGGCGCACGACACCGTGGTCCAGGTGCTCGACCAGGTAGCGGCCGCCGCTCACCGCGGCGCGCACGTGCCAGCAGCGGCACGGCTCCCCGGCCGCCCCGTCACCACGCACGTTGCACAGGCGGCCCACGTTGTTGAAGCCGTCCTCAATCAGGGTGGTGGACCAGTCCACGGCCACCAGGCGCGCCAGGCCCTGGGGAGCCCAGCCGACGGAGCCGTCCTCGAAACGGAAGACGAACGAGGCGCTCTCGCGGTAGAAGCTCTCGCCCTCGACGTGCCCGACACCGGCGCCGTCTCGGGTGGCGTAGAGGACGCGGGAGCCGCGGCGGACGGTGAGTGTGTTCGACATGGTGTCTCCTTTATGGACGGTCAGGCGGCGGAGAGCTGGGCGGCGGCGAGGTGGTAGCAGGCCCGGCCGTGCTGCCCGGCCGGGCAGGTGCACGAGGCGTGCGCGGTGCTGACCTCGTACCGGTCGACGCCGTTCGAGGCGACGGCGAGGAAGGTGGTGCGGTTAACGCGCTGCACGCCGCCGTCGGCGAGCAGCTGGCGGACCTTCTCCACCTGGACCTCGGTGTAGTTGGCGAGGACGAGGCGGGCGGCGTCCTCCTGGCGCTTCTTGCGAGCGCAGGTGCGGCCGTACTGGCGGGCGATCGAGTCGGCCGAGCGGAGGGTGCGGCGGCAGCGCTTGCAGCGGGGGGTTCCGGTGACCTTCTCAGTTGCCATAACAGAAGCGTAGTTTCTATAAAGGAAACTCACAAGTCACGATGAGGTCTCGCCTTGACGCCCCCGACCTCCCGACTTACCGTCGAACACGTGAGCGAAGACCACGTGCACATGGGCTGGTCAATCCGCATCAAGGGCGCCGACCAGATGGCCACCCGACCACGCCCCTACTACGCCCACACGCAGGCAGAACTCGACTGGTACCTCAAGCAGTACGGCCCTGCGGACAAGTACGACATCACCCGCGCTCCCGACCCGCTCAGCCCCGGCGAACGCGCCGAACTCGAACGCCGGACTCTCGCCACGCTCGCCCGCGAGAAAGCCCGTAGCGACACGGTTTGAGGACCCTCGTTGACGCTTGACCAGCGGCCAAGCTAGCTTTGATCACGTTGGTGCAGTGTCGGAACTGACCAGCAGCGGCCGGCCTCGCGGAGACCGGCAAGCCGACGCAGGTGCACCTGGGGAATACCGGGACCCTGCGCCGACGACCAGCAGCCCCGGTGAGCCCCGCTCCCGGGGCTTTTTCATGCCCACGGGAGGAGCGCCCCGCCATGATCGAGATCACCGTCAAGCTCGTCTCCGTCGTCGACGGCCAAGGCCAGTTCAACCCCACCAGCTTCACCGAATGGATCGGCCGCCAGATCGACGTCACCGGCCTCGACCCCGCCCTCCACCACGTCCTCGTCGGCGTCGAGAACAGCGAAGACGGCACCACCAGCACCCTCCGCGTCCAGACCCACTCCGAAGTGGACGCCGACCTCACCGCGAACATGTCCGTCCGCTGGGAAACCCCCACCGCCGACGTCCGCGGCTACGTCGGCGACCAGCTGCTCGTCACCGCCCGCATGGACGCACCTCTCCAGGAAGGCCAGACCGTCCGCGTCGGCGACAAGCTGTACGTCGTCGCCTCCGTCAGCTACCCGGCCCGGCACGAAGACGGCACGGTCGTGGGCCAGGACTACCAGCGCGCCGAGCTGGTCGAGACCGAAGTGCCGGCCACCGTCCGGGACGCCGGCGTCTCGCCGCTCGGCATGCTGCTCGGGTAGACCGCAGTGACCCGAGCGAAGTGCCGGGGCCACAACGCCGCCGGCAAGCGGTGCGGGAACTGGCCGATCCGCGGCGGTACCGTCTGCACCGTCCACGGCGGGAAGGCCCCACGCGTCGCGCGCAAGGCCGCCGTCCGCGCCGAGCTGGAAGCCTGGGGCCTCGGTGACTCCAAGGTCGACCCGGGCGAAGTCCTGCTCCGGCTGGTGTCCCAGTCCGCCGCGCGCGCCGAGCTGTACGCCGGGCTGCTGCGCGAGGCCTACGAAGCGGCCGAACGGCTCAAGGCGGCGCACGAGGCCGAGCAGCTGTTCGAAACCGCCGAGGGCGACGACGACGCGCAGGAGCGCGCCGCGGTGCAGGTCGCGCGCGACGACCTCAAGCGGATCTTCAACAGCGGCGGCGTGGCCGCGCTCATCGGCAACACCTACGGCGACGCCCGCGACGGCGGCATCTACGCCACCGGCGAGATGATCCGCGGCCTGGCCAAGCTCGAAGCCGACGAACGCGACCGGTGCGCCGCGATGGCCGCCAAGGCCGTCGCCGCAGGCCTCGCCGAGAGGCAGGTCAAGCTGGCCGAACAGCAGGCCGAGATCGTCCTCAAGGCCATCGACGCCGCCCTCGACGCCGCGGGCATCCCGGCCGCCGACCGCGGTCCCGCGAAGATCGCCGCCGCCCGACACCTGCAGCCGGTGGCGTAGCAGCGGGCGGGGGTGAGCGGTGGATGCGCTCGCCCTCGCCAAGGCCAAGCTCGAAGCCGAAGCCGCGGCCCTCGAAAATCCGGTCCCGGAGCAGACCCTCGGCCAGTTCACCCAGCAGCTCGACCCCGGCACCGTCCAGACGCCGGCGCTCGAGCTGCTCGACGAGAAGCTCCGCCAGGTCCGCGATGGGGAGATCACCCGGCTGATCTGGTCGATGCCCCCGCAAGAGGGCAAGTCCGAACGGGTGGCCCGCCGGTTCCCGACGTGGATGCTCAAGCACAACCCCGACCTGCGCATCGCCATCGCTTCGTACGAACTCGGCCTGGCACGCAGGTCGGGACGCCGGATCCGGAATGACCTCGCCGAGCACCCCGAGCTCGAGCTCACCGTCAAGGGCGACACCAGCGCCGCGCACGAGTGGGAGCTCGAGGGCCACATCGGCGGGGTCTACTCCGTCGGCATCGGCGGCGCCCTCACGGGCCGCCCGGTCGACGTCCTGATCATCGACGACCCGGTCAAGGACCGCGCGCAGGCGGACTCCGAGACGTACCGGGAAGGCGCGTGGGACTGGTGGACCGACGTCGCCCGGACCCGGCTCGCCCCGGGTGCGGTCGTCGTGCTGCTCATGACCCGCTGGCACGAGGACGACCTCGCCGGGCGCCTCATCGCCGGCGGCGGCTGGACCGAGATCAACATCCCGGCACAGGCTGACCATCGCCCCGAGCTCGGCGAGGTCGATCCCCTTGGCCGTGAGGTCGGCGAGTACCTCGAGTCCGCACGCGGGCGGACCGACGAGGAATGGAAGCAGATCGAGGCCGACGTCAAGGCCCGCACCTGGAATGCGCTCTACCAGGGCCGCCCGGCACCGTCCGACGGGTTCACGCTCAAGCGCGGGTGGTGGCGCTACTACCGCGCCCCCATGGCCCGCCAGCAGGCCGACGGCACGATGCGCGCCGCCGATTTCGACCAGATCATTCAGTCCTGGGACATGGCGTTCAAGGACACCAAGGGCACCGACTACGTGGTCGGCCAGGTCTGGGGCGTCCGCGGCGCGAACGCCTACCTGCTCGACCAGGTGCGCGACCGCATGGACTTCCCGACCACGTGCCAGGCCGTGAAGAACCTGACCGTCAAGTGGCCCCAGGCGCACGCCAAGCTCGTCGAGGAGAAGGCGAACGGCGCAGCGGTGATCAGCCAGCTGCACACGACCGTCGGTGGCTTGATCCCGATCACCCCGACGGAGTCCAAAGAGGCCCGCGCTTCGGCGGTGTCCACGTACGTGGAGTCGGGGAACGTCTACCTGCCCGACCCCGAGCTCGCACCGTGGGTGGTCGCGCTCATCGACGAGGCCGCCGCCTTCCCGGCCGGCACCCACGACGACCAGGTCGACGCGCTTACGCAGGCCCTCAATCGCCTGCTGATCTCCGATTCCGCCGCGGCCCGGTTCTTCGGCGCCCTCACCCCATGATCCGAGAGGAGAGTGCCCGTGGCCCGCCCACGTGGGATCCGCCGGCCGCTGGCCGGCCATCGTCCGGTCACCAAGGCCGCCCTCCCGGGCGGGATTCAGCTGCCGTCCGGCGCGCAGACGTCGAGCCTCGCCCCGCAGATCGCCGCGCTGCAGCAGCAGACCGGCCAGGGCCAGGCGGGCGCCGTCACCATGGCCGAGCCGCTTCCCCGCCAGTTCTCCGACTTCATCGCCGCGTTCGGCCCCGGCGTCCCGCTGGTCCCTGCGCCGCTCAACGGCGTCCGGGAAGACACCGGGCAGCCCGACCCGCGCCGCTACGCCTACCCCGTCTCGTGGAACCTCTCCCGCGACATGCAGCGCCACACCCCCTGGTCGCTGCTGATCCAGGCCGCGGACAAGGTCGACATCATCCGGCGCTGCATCGAGGCCCGGAAAGACGAGCAGATCCAGCAGGACTGGGACTTCACCCTGTCCAAACGGGCCCTCGAGGCGGCCGGCGCGAACACCCCGGCGGAAAAGTCGGCGCTTCGGGAGAAGTACTCCGACAAGATCCGCCAGCTCGTCGACTGGTGGCAGACCCCCGACAAGACGAACGGCTACGAGTTCGAGACGTGGCTGTCCATGGCCCTCGAGGAGCACTTCGTCCTCGACGCCCTGGCGATCTACCCCCGCCTCACCTACGGCGGCGACCTTTCGTCGCTCGAGGTGCTCGACGGCTCGACGATCAAGCCGCTGCTCGACGCCCGCGGCAACCGCCCGCCCGCGCCCGCGCCCGCGTTCCAGCAGTGGCTGTACGGGTTCCCGCGCGGCGAGTACACCGACCTCGGCCCGTCGGACAGCTGGGAGGGCGACGCCGGGTCGCTGATCTACGCGGTGCGGACCGCGCGGACCCGCTCGCCGTACGGCCTGTCCACGGTGGAGCAGGCCCTGGTGTCGGCGGACCTGTGGATGCACCGGCAGCAGTGGATGCGGTCGGAGTACACCGAGGGGACCCTCCCCACGTCGTGGCTCACCGTGGACCAGGCGGCCGGGAACATGACGCCGGACCAGATCCGGGCGTGGGAGACGTCGCTCAACGACTTCTACGGCGGCGGGATCTCGCAGCGGCACCGGATGCGCCTGCTCCCGCAGGGCGTGTCCCCGATCGACACGATGGACGTCAGCGAGCGGTACAAGCCGGACTACGACGAGTTCCTCGTCAAGCTGGTGATCTCGCATTTCAACGTGGACCCGATGGAGATCGGGTTCGCGCCGAAGGGCGGCCTCGGAGGCAAGGGCTTCTCCGAGGGGCAGCAGGACACGAAGTATCGGCAGGCGATCAAGCCGCTGAACACGTTCCTCTCGAACATCATCAACCAGATCTCTCGCCGCTACCTGGGCATGCCGCCGGAGCTGACGCACCAGTTCCTCGGGATGGAGCAGGAGGACGAGGAGTCTGCGGACGAGGTGGCGGCCGCGCGGACCTCGTCGGGGCGGAGCACGTTCAACGAGGACCGGGACCGGCAGGGGATGCCGCGGTACCCGGGCGAGTGGGCGGACAAGCCGTTCGTGATGACGGCCTCCGGGCCGGTGTGGCTCGATGACGCCTACGAGAAGTCGCAGGAGCCACCGGAGCCCGTGCCCGCTCCGCTCGCCCCGCACGTTCCTGGGCAGCCGGCCGCGCGGGAGCCCGGCACGCCGCCGGTCGGGGAGGACAACGAGCCAGACGACGACGAGGAAGCCGACCAGGAGGCCGCCGAGAAGGCGGTCGGTGAGCTGGTGGCGTTCGGCCGTTTCCTGGCCAAGCGCGGCAAGCTGTCGCGGCCGTTCGCGTTCGAGCACCTCGACAAGGCCGCGGGCGAGCTGCTGAACGAGACCGCCGTGACCGATCCGGAGTGGGCGGCCGAGCTGGCCGGCGACATCGTCAAGGTGGGCCCCAAGGGCTACATCCACGGGTGGATCTACGTCGGCGGTCCCGGGCTACCGAGGCCCAGGACAGGCAGCAAGCCGAACCCAGTTCATGCACCGGACAACGACGCGATCCGTGCAGCGCGGGCGAGGCTGCGCGCGGACTCGCCCGCCGCCCGTGCGAAGCAGTCCAGCACCCTCCACGACGACAAGGGCCGCACGATCACGATCACGGCGGCCGAAAAACAGGACGTCAAGGCAGCAAAACTGCACCCAACCCAGCAGATGCTGTACACGTCGAACAGGTTCCGAGGTGTCGACCACAAGCGTTCCCTCGAGCTGGCCCGGTCAAGCACACCAGCGACAGGGCGCACTGCGGATCGCGGCCAGATCTCCGGCTTCGTCGGCAACCTGCCCAAGCCCGCGCCCGGCGGTCGCGGCCGGATCGCCGGCGAACTGCCCGACGTGCCCGAGCCTCGGAAACAGGCCGAGCGCCAAGGCCCCGGGCTAAAGGAGGTCGAGGCCCTGCGTAGCGCATACGAGAAGGGCCACGACCGCCAGGGGAAGCCCCTCAGCGGCGGCAACTCGGCTGACCTGGTCGAGCTGATCAAGCTGTCCAACGGCCAGAAGGCGGTGCGGAAGCACCAGACGGCCCGCGACACCCGCGCCGAGTACCTCACCGGCCGGGTGGCCAACGCGCTGGGCATCGACGGCATCACCGTCGCGCAGGTGTCCAACCGCGAGACCGTGTCGAATTTCGTCGAAGGCGAGCCCGGCGCGGTCAAGATGAAGGCCCTCCTCAAGAAGGTGGGCAGCGACAACGGGAAGCGCGAGGTGCTCAAGACCGAGCGCGCACGGCAGGCACGTCTTCGCAACGGCCGCGAAATCGCGATGCTCGACTGGATCACCGACAACGACGACCGGCACGAGCTCAACTGGATGGTGTCCCCGGACGGCAAATCGGTGATCCCCATCGACCACGGCAGCGCGAACTTCGAAGCCGACGTTCACCCCCTGACCGGGCGGCACAAGGTGCCAAGGTCCCCGTTCATTGAGGAATGGATCCGGCCGAAGATGGAGGACTACCGCGAGTTCGCGGGTGCCGATCCTCAGTGGACACCCGCCGAGATCGCGAAAATCCGGACTTCCATCGAGGCGCTGCGTGACGAGTTCAGCTCGGCCGACGAACGGCGCTGGCACAAGTTCATGTTGTCCCGCCTCGACATGCTGGAGGCCAAGTGAAAACCGTCGACTTCTTCGACCTCGCAGGAGATTCGGTTGGGTCGGTCACGGTGACCGACGCCGGCGAGCTGCGCCCCGACATCTTGCTGGAGTCGGTCACGGAGTCCTGGCTCGGCCAGGGACACACCCCGGCCGAGTTCGCGGCGCACTAC